TACCGCAAGGTGGTGCGCATGGCACTGCTCACCGGCATGCGCCGCGCCAACCTGTTTGGCATGACCTGGGAGAACGTGAACCTGGAGCGCGGCATGGTGGTGGTCCAGGCTGACGAGACGAAGGCAGGCAGCCGCCTGCTGGTCCCGCTCAACCCGCACGCCAAAGCGATCCTGGAGTCGATCGAAGGACCGCGCACGGGCCGCGTGTGGGGCGATCTCACCGAGGTGTGGGGTAGCGCCTGGAAGGCGGCCACGAAGCGCGCTGGCGTGCCCTGGTGCAGGTTCCATGACCTGCGGCACACCTGGGCCAGCTGGCATGCCATGGAAGGCACGGCGCTGTCGGTGTTGCAGGAGCTGGGTGGGTGGCACACGCCGCTGATGGTTCAGCGGTATGCGCACCTCTCGCCCGAGCACCTGGCCAAGGCCGCCGAGCGAGTTTCCTTTTAAATCAGTGGCACATCCGTGGCACAGTCCTATGACAACAGCATCTGGTCTATGCCTAAGTGCTTGATTCTTTGGCTCCCCGACCTGGGCTCGAACCAGGGACCTGCGGATTAACAGTCGGTTCATGAAAAAAAGGCCCTGAGTAATCAGGGCCTTAACTCTCAATGGCATCTACAAACAGCTCTCGCTGTGTCACGATTCTGGCACACCTTTTAGGAACAGCTCGCGCTCTGCATCGCGCCTGGTAACAAGGCCCGGCAACACCTTGCCGCCGCCCTTCGTCCACTGTCTGAACGCGTCGGCAGCTTCCTGCCAATCGCCCCTGTTTACCTTGATACGAATCTGGGAGCGCTGGAAGTTGCCTAGACCGGCATTAAACGCGAAAGAGACGCAAGCGTCAAAAGGCCCTTGAAGCCCATCCAGGCGGGGAGCAAGCCGTAGAACACCGCGTTCAAAAGACGCGACATCATCAGCGAATAGTTGGTCAATCTCTTCCTTGCTCCAAGTGCGGTTGTATTGAGTCGCAAGCGGGAACTCCTTTCTGATCATCGGCGCCTTGTTCTCGGGCGTCCTGACCACCGGCAGGCGGATCTGCTCCTGGTGAAGGACGTGGCCGTATCCGATTGTCCACATGTGAGCGGCACACAGGTACGGCTTGGTCCGGTAGCCCTCAAAGCGGTGCATCAGGGCAGCGCCCTGATCCGACAGTTTCACTTCTTGCTCCAGCTGCGTGAGCCAAACCAGAAGCCGATGATGCCGCCCAGCATCGACATCTCGTCAGTGCTGAAGATGATGTCAGAGACGCGGATCAGGTCGTCCATGCTTTGCACCAGGTGCGGGTGGTCGTAGACGTAGAACGCAATCCAGGCGTTGATCGCGCACAGCTCGAGCACGAAGATGTAGGTCACCACGGGGCGCACAGTGCCCACGAAGTTGACCACCCAGGTGCTGGCCCGCTCCATGATCTTTTCATCGTGCTTGAGCGCGGCCTCAGTCATCTGGGCATCGGTCTGCAAGGCGATCTGGTCGAACTTGATCTCCTCTACCCTGGCCTGAGCTGCAAAGCCCTTGGCGGCCAGCTCGAGCTCCTTCTGGGACTGGATGCGAGCGAGCTCCTGCTCATGCTTCTGGTCTGACTTGTTCTGGAAGTACTCCAGGAGCTTTGGCAAGCCAGAAATCAGCAAGCCGCCGAGGGTCGAGAGTAGAGACAACATAGTTACAGCCCAATCTTTGAAAGCAACAAATTCACAATCCTGTTTGACAGATCGTCAGGCAGGAACCTCAAGAAGCCCAGAAACCACCAGGCTGCGCATCCATAGCAAATGATTTTGCAAACAAGGTCGAATTGTTTCTGGTACTCATTCATCGACCGCAGCGGTGCGTTGTGTGGCAGAACTCCATCAGCTCATTGATGCCGATGCCGATCAGTAAAAGCAGAAACGAGACAGCGCCAACGACAAGAACGATTTCTTGCATCTCGGCCTCTTTCTCCTTGCGCTTTTTGTCTTCCTCTTTGGCTGCCTTGGCCATCTTTGCGTCTTCAAGATCCATTAGCGCAGCGCGCTCTTTGATCTTGTTCCAGACATCGATCTTGCCGGCCTGCATGAAAAGCATCTTTAGCTCTTCCTCGAATGCGCGAGCTTGCTCAAGCGCCATCTCGATTTGCAGTGCGGTGCCCATGTTTGAGCCCTTGCCAGAGCGTTTGGCCTCCACCATTGCCTTGGTGGCGGCGCTCTTGGCATCGAACATCTTTCCGATCATCGGCGCGAGGGAGCCGATGTCTTGTGCTACTTGCGCAGCCTTCTTAACCGTCTTGATTGCCGACTGAATGCCGGCTAGCGCGCTGATCGGGTCGATCATGGCGGGCTCACTTAGGTAGGGCGTTGTGGCCGGCTAGCCACATGAACAGGCCAAGCACTGCTACGCCTGTGACCCATGCCAGTTTCTTGAGAACTGATTTGCCTACTTCGGTGTAGACCTTGTTCAAGGCGACCTCGGCAGCGCGCTCCGCGATCGCCTCAATCTGAGCATCAGTCAGTGGTACTTCCTTCATCCCCAGCTCCTTCAGTATTTCTAGGAAGCTGTACTTCTGCCTGGGCGCGGATCTTGGCCGCGATGGGCCATGTGTTGGAGCTCGTCGGCAATTGACCGATGGCATCCAGTACCGCGTTGACTTCGTTCAGCTCAAGTTGAATTGAAATTTCCATTTGAATCTCCTGGGATGTCGTGGGTTGATGAAATTATTATGTGTGGCGATTATCGCATCACCACGGCGGTGCTAATGACACCGTAGTCGGGTCAATCTGCTCGTTGATCTGACCAACCAGCGCGGCCTTCACTACGTCCAACTCAGGCCCCATCTGCGTCTCACACCAGCCCTGCACATCTGCCAACGTCAGACTCGCGTAAGGAATGAAGTTGTTCACATCGATCGGGCCGGTCTTCTGCTCTCCGTATGCCTGCGCCTGGTGGCCAAGGCCGTAATCAGCCGTGAGCCGCCAGTGCATGCTCTCTACCGCGTCAGTCACTGTCGAATACGTCGGAAAGACATCAAGCGAATCGAACTGCCACGCGTAGGTGGTCATGGATCACTCCGGTTTCGGGTACTTAGCCTTCACAGCCAGGCACGCATCGATGTATGCCTGCACCTGCGCTTGGTCGCCTTTGACGATGCCGTCGATGTAGTCGGCAATCGGCGGATACTCAGCGGCGCGGTCGCGTTGATATTGCGTCCTGGCAAGTTCGGCTTGTTCGGCTGCATGCGCAGCTTCTATTGCATTAAATGCCGCTTCTTCTTCGGCTGTAAGATCGACTACCTCACCATTCACGATTGCTGTACGTTTCATGTGTTTTCCTTAACTGCGTTTAATGCCATACAAATCAAAGCGGCCCGTAATAGTCCCGCCGCCAAAATTCATAAACCGGATACCAGAAACCACACCTGTGTTATTTAGACTACCAGCTGTGTTGTAATAAACCATCGAACCGCCTGCTAATTGAGAAAGAATAGTAGGCCGCATATCTCCGGACAAAGAATTAAACTGATTTGAATTTATGTAAACAATTCCAAACTGCTGGGAATTAGCCGCATTTGTAATTCGCATGTTTGATGAATCGGCAGGTCCACGTCCTGCAAGGTTTGCACCGTTATCCACATAAAAACCAGCACCTGAATAGTTTGCAGTTCGAAGAGTTCCATCAACATAAAACTGAAATCCTCCGTAACTCCCGCCGTTGACATTATATGAAGTTAGGATCACCGCGTAAGTTTCATATGTAGAGGTAACAAAACCGGTGAAGTCGACATAGGATGAGTAGTACGCAGATGCACTTGACAAAAATACCCACGAACCGCCGCCCGGAGTAGACCAAGTAGGCGCAGCACCAGAACCAGCCGAGGTGAGAACCTGACCGGCAGTGCCATCAGATAGCGCACCAAACGCGCCTGCGTTGTTGTATTGCACTTGGCCAGTAGAACCGGCAGGTGCGGTCACCGCAGGAGTGGACCAAATGGGAGCCGCACCTGCACCAGCCGATGTCAGCACCTGGCCTGACGTACCAGCAGAAGGCGACGTACCAACGCGCAAGGCGCTGCTGAGAGACATGCTGCCAGTGACCTGGAGCTTGTCAGTGCCGTTGTCGGTCGAGCTGCCGATCAACCAGTTGCCGGTCGTCGTAATGCGGCCGCGCTCACTGTTGTTCGTCAGGAAGGCCATTGGCAGGTATGTGCCAGTGCCAGTGATGCCGCTGATCAAAGCCATCTCAGACGCGTTGACACGCATAGCGGCAGTGCTTGCGTTGGTGGGGTCTGGATTGTTGTACGCGAAGAACGCAGAGTTGACCGACGTACCGTTAGGGATCAGTCCAAGCTGCGTGTTGCCGTTCGTAGTGCTGCTCTGCACCAGCGTGCGATTGGCAATCGTGCTGTTGCTGAAGTCGCCGGTAATGCGTCGAGCACTGCCGTCAAAGATCAGGTTCGATTGCAGTGTCAGGTTGCCAGTCAGCGTTCCACCAGTCAGCGCGAGGTAGCCTGTGGCAGGCAGGTATGCGGTCAACCAGGCGGAGCCCGTGTACACGCGCATCTCGTTGGCTGTGCTGTTCCAGTACAGATTTCCGGCCACCAATGCGCCGCCCGAGTTGTTCACAGTCGGGTTGCTTGACTTGCTGCCCAGGTACTGGTCGTTGAATGTCGTGTAGGTAGCAGCCGCGCTTGTCGCACTACCAGCCGCCGCAGTTGCGGAGTTGGATGCATTGGTCGCGCTGGTGGCTGCGTTGGATGCGCTTGTGGCCGCAGCGGCCGCAGACGCGGCAGCCGATGTGGTCGAGCCAAACAAAGCGTCAACCTGGGCGATCGTGTAGGCGTCGGTGATGCCATAACCGCTCAGCGTTGTGGGATTCGTACCAGCCGTGGCACGACCATACGCGTCGATCGTCAGCGACTTGTAAGTGCCAGGCGTGATGCCGGTGGAGGCCAAGTCGATGTCGTCTGCGTTGACCACAATGCGCGAGCTCGAGGCCGTGCCGACAGCCAACGTGTTGCCGGTCTTGGTCAGACCTGCGCCGGCATTGATTTGACCAGCGCCAGAGAACTGAACCCAAGTGACAGGTGTGACGCCCAATGTCCCACCTGCTTGCACCGTGCAGATGTAGCCGTTGTTGCCATTGGCTGTGCCCTGCTCGATGAACGTGTAGGCCGATACCAGCTCAGCCCATGTGTCAGCGTCAGTTGCACGCGTCCAGCCGCCGGCGGACGCCACATAGATGCCGTTGTTCGCAGAAACCGACTGATCCTTGACCAGAACGCGCTGGCCAGCCGTAACGGCCACACCGTCGATCGTCTGTGTGCCTGACAGAGTGATGTTTGCAGTTGTCGCGGCCAAGCAAGATGCCTTCGCATCGATGCCCTGCGCCACGCTGTCAACGTAGGCCTTGTTGGCCGCATCGCTGTCGGCCGTAGGCGTTGACAAGCCAGTGATGGTGCTACCGGTCGCGGAGTTCATGTCCAGCGAGCCGTTGATCGTCACGTTCTCAAACGTGCTAGTGCCGGACGCGGCCGTGACGTTGCCCGTCAAGTTGCCAGTCACGTTGCCCGTGACGTTGCCTGCGACCGCGCCTGTGTGCGTTCCTGTGGTGTTCCCAGTGACGTTTCCGGTCAAATTACCAACAAAGCCCACAGTGGACGTGATGGTCGTGCCGGTGATTGTTTGAGGCGTTGTGCCGCCAATCACGACGTTATTGATAGTGCCGCCAGTCAGCACCGCATTGCTTGAGGTCACTGTGCCTGAGATGCCACCGATGGCAGTAATCTCGCCAACGACTGACAGCGTGGAGCCAAAGCCCACAGGACTTGCAGTAACTACTGATCCGCCGCCCTTGGCTCCAAGGTTCAAGTTGATGTTGGTGTCTGAGCCTTGCACGTCGATGGTTGGGCTTATTCCAAGTGCGCCACCAAAGATTCGTAACCAGTTGACAGCTGACGCGGCAGGCACGACGCGCAAAGACTCTGTGCCTGTGGATTTGCCAAGCTTGGCCGTGCCTGTCAATGTGGCCAGCTCGATAGTGGCCGATGTTGTCACATCCAACGTAGGCGTTGTGATGCCGCCTTGGGCGGTGAACGTTTTGCCCACAGGAATGAGTAAACCGTTGGCCGTGAACTGTGCGACATTCACACCGGTGACGGCCACATACATGTTGCCAGCGCCTTGGCGATACAAACCGGTGTTGGTTTCGTTTAAGAACGACAGACCAGGGCCGCTGACAGAGCCGTCAGCAATGCGGAAAGGCGCCAGCATGCCGCCAGCGCCAGTGCGAGACAGGGAGTTGGTCAGCGCGTCAGCCACGTCCTCCAGCGTCGTGTTGGCCCACACGGCCTCGATCACGTCGCCAGGGGTAACGGGGTTGCCGCCTGGCAGCGTGTAAATACCTGAACTATTGCGTGGCATTGCTCTCTCCTAATTACTGTGTGTCCATCTGTATCGCTGTCTGAGCTGCGTATGGACGCAATATCTCGACAACCGTTTTCGGGTCCTTAGCCGCCATTATCTTCGCAGCCGTCTTGGGGTCTGTCAGAGCTCGAGCGAGCAGCTGCTCAGTCTGGCTTTGCGTCATCTTGAATGGGAACGTCATCAGGCCGCTAGCAACTCTGCCGGCCATTGAATCGGCAGCCGATTGAGGAATGCCCAGAGGGCCCAGGAACTGGCGAATGACGTTCTGCGCGCCCAGGTACTGAGCTGTCGGTGAACCGGGAACCTTTGCGAGGTCCTGAGCAGCGGCATAACGAGCCATGTCCTGGCCAATGCCATTGAGCTGCGCCATCTGCGCAGGGTCCATGACGCCTTCCATGGTTGCGCTCTTAAGGCCCGTGGCCGTGCGAGCAGTCTTGTCCGCGTTGCGCAGTGCGTTTGCATAGCTGTTTGCGTTGACGCGAGCAAGCGTGTCGTTGCTGAAGTCTGTCAGCGGGGGCAATGCTGTATCGCGTAGCTTCTGGCCAATCGCCATCTGATTCACTGGGCGCGACATTTCCGCAAAGGTGCGGCGTGCCTCGCCATGCAGCGGTGAAGCCATGTCCAGATAGCCCAGGAGCTTGTCTTGCGTCTCCTTGAGCGCACTGGCCAGTTCAGTGTTGCCGGCCGTTCTTGCCGCGCCGATTTGACCATCCAGAGCTCTCTTGACGAACTGCAAGCCCTCGACGCTGCCGGCGGGGTCGTCAATCTTGATGCCTTTTTCACGCGCTAGCTGACGCGCCTCGTTCATGGCGCGCTGCACTGAAGGCCTCTGCATGAGGTCCTTCATCAACGCGTTAGCCTCACGCGTGGGAGCTAGACCAGCAGCTCGAGCCTGGCCATACAGGTCGTCGGCGGCCGTGTTGCGGGCAGCGGTAAAGAAGTCCATGCGGCCATCGTTGCCGGCCAGGTCATCGAGCACGCCCTTGTAGCCGGCGAACTGACGGCCACGGGATTCAGCCAGGGCAGACGCCACGTCAGACGAGCTCGCGGCCGCGCCGCGTTGCAGCTGGGCAATGCCGGGGTCCATCGTGGCCTCGGCCAACGTGGGTGTCACGCCAGGCACATACTCCACAGGATTGGCTGCAGCTGCGCGAACCTTGGCAGGATCGGTTGCAAAGCGATCCAGGGTGCGCTTGAGCACGCGCTCGCGGCCAGCCTGCCACAGGGGCTCCACAGCGGCCTTGGCGCCGCTATAAGCAGCCGACAGAACCCTACCCCCCACCTCGCCCGCAGTACCTGCCAAAGCGCCCGTTGTGGCGCCCCCAGACATGTCTTCTGGGCTCGTCAGCGCGCCGATGGCTGCGCCAGATCCAGCTGCACCGGCGTAGGGTGCAGCGCCGCGGACCATCATGCCGGCGGCCTTGGGTAACAATCTCGCCCCGGCTTGAACACCCTGGGTGATCTTGTTGGCAGCACCGAGGCCTGGCAAGAATGTCAGGCCGGCGTCAGTGAGGCCTTTGCCCCATGTGCCGGCGGTGGTGCTCATCAAAGGCTTGTCCAGGGCCTCGTCAGCCTTGGCCGCAGCCTCGTCGTAATCGCCAATCCCGATCATGTTGCCCACTCGTTTCACTGAGCGGCCAATGTCGGTGAATGCTTTGCCCGCGCCGGCGGCCAACCTTTCGGTCGTAGACATCGAGCCAACCAGGTCTTTGTTCAGACGATCGCGCTCAGTGTCGTAGTCGATGTTGCTGTAGAACCGGTTTGCAGGGATGTCCGAGTAGTACTTTTTGCGCAAGGCAATCAGCAACTGATCGTCATTCAAGTCCCCGTACATCGGGAACTTCTCGCGGATCTCCGAAACCTTAATTTTGTCCATTTCGGCCTCCGAATCGCGAGCGATAGTCGAGAGGATCGTTGTTATCGAATCCTGCACCACCAGGAGTTGCGCCAGCTCCGTTCTGAGGCATAGCGCGACCAGCACGAATCTTTGCGGTTTGAATGATCTCGGCCAATCGGCGCTTCTTATCGCTAATCACCTCTGGATCGGTTTCGCCGTATTGTGGGAAATACGATTTCGCCAATCCTTTGAGTTGCTCTTTGGTATACGCCGCGCCCGTGGCAAGCGTCAGAGCAGCATCGAGGGCATCAAGCTGCGCATTCTCGACGCGTTGGCGAGAGGCAGGCGTGAGCATCGTTGATGCCGCGTCACCGACAATTGGCACTTTGCCGGCAAGGCTTGGCATCAGCTTGGGTGTCTCAGCCGATGGGTCCTTGCCTGTGAGCTGAGTGATCAAGCGCAGCGCGTTGTCCATGCGGAACGCGTAGCCCGCAGACTTGCGCTCATCCTCGGATGGGTTGCCTTTTACAGACGTGACCGCTGGGTCAGCTGGGCCACCTGGGATGTGCGTGAGAGCCGGTTCACCGTTGGGACCGGTGGCCCACTGGTAACCAGCAGGCGCTTTGTTTGCCCCAGAGTTGCCCGCAGCCATGCGAGCGGTCTGCGCGTTCATGGCGCGGATCTCGTTCATAAAACGATCTTGCTGAGCGCGGTAGGCCATTTGCTCTTGCTTTGTTTCGGCCGCTTGCGCAAGGCCCTCATACATGCGGGCTTGCTGAAGCAAAAACTCAGCCTTCTTGTTCTGAGCTGCTTCGGGGTCCTTGATGTACTGACCTTCAGCCGTGATCAAGCCGCTGCCCATCTTGATGGGGTCGCGAGCTGCGGCCGCCTTTTTGAGCAGCTGCTCTTGCACGGGCTGGAATGATTCGCCGGCATACTGAGCCGCCAACGCGGTCAGCATCGAGCTGTCGCCCTGGTCGCCACGCGACTTAGCAAACGCTTGGAGCTGGCTCATGTCGGGATCTTGGTCGTAGAGATCCCCGCCTTGCTTGTACAAATCTGATGCGCGACTGCGCAGTGCTTCAATTGAATTGGGCAGCATCGTGCGGCCAGGCGTAACGTTGTTGGACAACGTACCGCCAGCCGACATTCTGGCTTTGGCTTTCTTGAGGAGGCCGTAGGACGGTTGCTCCTCTTCTTGGTTGAAGAGGCTGTAGTCCATGATTAGTACGAGCCCCCGTAGTCGGCCGTGTCCATGCTGCCGTCACCGGTCAAGCCCATTTGCTTGCGACGCAGGCGATCACGCATTTGCTGCAAAGCCATAGCCTGATTGGCGTTCATGCCTTGCATTTGTTGGTCAACACCCTTTTGCTGCTGGGCAGCCATGTAGCCTTGGCCAAGTTGCGCAATGGCCTGACCGATGCCAGGCGCGACATAGTGGTTGCCCACCATCTGGCCTTGCATCGGAGTCATGGCGTTGCCGCGCAACGCGTCAACCATGGCCTGCTTCTTCTTGAGCTGGGCTTCCTCAGGACGCATTTGGCCCATCTGGACCAGGTACTCAAACATCAGATCGTCATTCATCACAGGCCTCCGTAATTCACCATCAAGTAACCATTGGCGTGACGTTTGACTAAGTCAGGACGTACAGCCTCCACCTCTTGCGCAATCACACCGCGTTGCGACATTCCCATCATTGTGTAGTCGTAAATGCCCACGCCAATCGCGTGAGTGCCGACGCGCTTGATATTGGTCTTCAAGCGACGGTCAGAGAACATGAACGCAGCAGATCCCAGCTGAGCGCCAGCGCCCAGCAAGTTGCCAAAGGCCGCGTTCTGCGCGTTGGCCGCGCCCAGCTGCGCGTCGTAGCCCATCTGCGTTGCGCCCAGGATGTTGGGCGTCTGAGCCTGGCCAGATTGGCTAAACGAGGGCATTTGAGGCATCGACACTTGCTGACCTGACAACAGCGCGTTCATCTCGTTGAGAGACATGCCGCGGCGTTGCATCTGCTCGGCAATCGCCTGCTGGCGCAATTGGTTCTGCGCGTTGGCGTATTGCTGATTGAGGCCATACTGTTGTTGCATTGCCTGGTTCTGCGCCTGCATGCGTGACTGATCAAGCGCAGAGGCTTGGCCAAGCGCTTGGTTCTGAAACTGAGCGGCGCCAAGGTTCTGTTGGTAGCCCTGTTGAGCCGTGCCCATCTGCATGTTGTACAGGCGCTGTGCCTCGTCTCCAGCGGTGTTCAGTGCGTTGTAACGCTCGGCAGACTGGCGCTGTGAAAGGTTGTTGAGCTCACGGTCGTAACCCTCCGTGCCAGGATGGAAGCCCATGTTGGCCAGCTTCGTCTCCATTTGGCGTTGCTGGTAGTCATGCACCGGTTGCATCTTCTGCATGAGCTGGTTCGCCACCGTGTCGCGATAGCTCGAGTCAAACTGAGGCAGCGGCGCGCCAAAGTTGAATGACGATGCAAGGTTCTTGGAGTAGTCGCCCGTCTGCGTTTGCAAGTTGCCAGCGGGATTGGCCGACGTGAGCTGAGGCAGCGTCGAGTAGTCAAACGGCTGCGCATACTCACCCTTCACCCGATCCATGAAGCCGGACGCCAGGTTGCTACGGTCCGCCTGCAAGCCCGTCTGAGCATCAAGCGCGGACTGAAGCGCAGGCGCGAGCGTAGTGTTCTGCGTCCATTGCGTGACATCCTGACCGCTGGAAGGATCGGTGACAGTCTGAGTGCCCCAGGTCTGCGATCCAAACGGTGTGTTGATCGTTGGCCTGTTGGCGTAGTTCTGCATGTTCAGGTTCTCTTTCGAGAGCTGACCCTGCAATTGTGTTGCGCCAACGTAGTCAGGCGCTGCCGGTGCGCTAGCTTTTCCGCCCATGATCTTTCTCCTTAATCCACCGGCACTCATCGCGCCGCATTTCAAACATCACACAATCCACGGTTTCCGCGATACGTCGAAACCCTAGCTTGTCATTCAAATTCAACGCATCCTCAAGATGCTTTGGTGTGAGGCCGTAAACCGCTTCCTTGCCGCAGCTCAGAAAGGGATACTCAAATGCCGCACGCCAAAACTTCCTAGTCAACGAGTGCGTCGTGTCAAACGCGACGTGCATCCAACATGCATTCTCTGTCCACGCGTTGTATGCAACCGCTGTAGCGATTGTCCCATCATCTCGCATCGCCCCAATCGTCTTCAGGTCTGACGACCAGGGCAAATTCACGTTCCGGTGCAGCCACTCCCACACGATTGGGCGATCGCCGGGAGTGTCTGTTACAAGCTCCACTTAGAACTCCAGTGTCGCCGCGCTTTGGTCGTCGAAATATTTGCCGCCGCCGTTTACACCGCCGCCACCACCGCCGATCCCGCCCTGAGTGGCCATCCAAGCCTCATACGCTTTTAGCTCTTCAGGCGACAGGAATTCGGGGTAGTCAAATGTTTGAGACGTGCTTCCCTTGTCGTCCAATGCAATGGGGCCGCCGACCACCTCGAGCGTGACGTTTGGAACCTTTGGCTTTGTAGAGTCGGCCATTAGGCTGGCATCTAATGCTGACCCAAGGGTATTGTTCGATGCCGCGCTAGCGTTTAAACCGGCTGCAGAATTGTCTACCGACGCGCCTGAGCCATTGACAGCGGCTGTAATGGCGTCCCGCAACGAGTCTCCATTGCCAGTCGTGCCTGTACCGGTAGTGCCGGTCGTTGCAGAGCCAGTCGTGCCTGTTCCAGCCGTGCCCGTACCACCTGCGGTTCCGGTTCCGCCGGTCCCACCAGTGCCACCGGTTCCAGAACCACCAGTACCAGTGCCATCAGTACCCGTGCCGCCGTCTACTGTGTCGGTTCCTGTCCCGTCTGTGCCTGTGCCGCCGGGCGTGTCAGTGTCAATGATTGTGTCGGGAGTAACGACCGATGCAATCTTTACTGTTGGGCGAGTAGGAGTAGTTGGATCAGTTGGAGTGGTTGGAGTTGTATCGTCAACCACCACTGGGTCAGTTGTATCGTCAACCAGCACTGGCCCAAACGTTGGAGTGACAACGCGTGGTACTCGAGTGACCGTTGAATCCACTGGCTCGGTAACGGGACGACTCACACGCGGTATGCTAAGGCGTGCGGGATTGTTTAACGCACGGCGGATGGTGCGAGCGCTGGCAGAGTTGGGGCCCGCCGCATTAGCGTACTGCGTGAAGCCGGAGTTGTTCGTGCCGTAAGCGCGTATGGCATTGATCAGCTCGCTAGGCGACACACGCGAGCCTTGACCTTGCAGAAACTTGCCGCCGGCAAAGATGTCAGGAGCTCCTGCAATCAGTTGCAGATCCTCGTCGGGTAAACCGTAGTCATTCTTTCTTGCCATTACATCACTCCACCTAGTTCTGTCATCACGTTGCAGGACGTGAAGGTTGTTGCTGGCAGGCCACGCACCTTCATGCGCAGCGAGCCGTAGTATCCGAGGCCGGTTGTGCCAGCCCACGCTTGGTAAGTATTAGTACCTACCCACGTCGATGTGTTCCAAACGCCTTCATCCCAGACAGCACCGCTGTCCTTGCTGAAGAACGGTGAGCCCCCGACGTTGGAAAGCTGGAACTGCGTGTTGATCTGCAACTTGATCGCAGGCGCGGCCAGGGCGATAAACGTGGGGCGCACCATGCCAAACTTCTTGAGCTGCGCAGGCGTGTTGAATGCCTGGAAGGACGTTTGCACGTCTCCCTCGACGTAGTTGCCGCCGTCGCCGTTGATGTCCGCGCCGTCCTTGTCACCGATCAGGCCTTCGCAAACAAAGCCATCAGACGTGCCAAATAGCAGGCGGCCGCCGATGATGCCGGCGCAGCGCATTGGGATGCCGGTGAATTGACACCAGGCGCCCGTGATCACATTCATCGCGAACTGACGGTAGGTTCCGCCGTCTGCCGGCAGCTTGATCACCATCACGTCAGAAGAGGGGACGACAAAGACATCGAAGTACTTTTCATTGATCAGCCTGCGCACCAGAGGCGCAAAGACTGACTGGATCTTGGACGCGGGGCCGATCTGTTGGTCTTCGCTGTACTGGCCATTGATCAGCTTGGACATGGGAACCAGGCCCAGCTCGCTGACGATCATCACGTCACCACCAAACGGGGTGAAGAATGTGCCGTGCTTGGGCACGGGGCCAACGTACCAAACGCCCTTGAGACTGAAGGTTTCGGGGCTGGTGGGGTCAGTGCCTTGCCACACGCCAATGTCGCCCTCAGTGCCGACAACGATGAGGTAGTCGTCAATCGAGAAGCCGGCATCCATGGTCCAGTTGATCAGCGCGGAGCAATAGCCGCCATTGCGCAGGGTTGAACCCATGGCAAACGAAGTGCAGCTACCCGTCACCACATCGACGTTGTCCAGATAGTAGACGTTGGCATCACCCTCAGCGGTAAACCAGACGCGCTGCTTCCACACGGCCACAGTGCGCACGTTGGTGGGCAAGCCATTGGTTGTCGCCGTGCGATCGACCCAGCCAGTGCCGGTGCTGTAGGTCCAGTACCCAGCGCCGGGCGATACGGCCAGCAAGAACGTGTCTGCGGGGGTAGAGAATTGAGTGGTCCACCACTCGTCGTCATCACTACCCGTGCCTGTTACAGCAAGCACGGGGGCGCCTGGATCGGTCACGTCATAGATGTTGCCGTTGGCCGCGATGAATCGCTTGTCGTCCGCGTTGGCGGGCGCCTTGTAGCCAAAGACAGACTCGATCGAGCTCTCTGCAAGCTCAGCGTAAGAAAACCATCCTTTGCGCAGCTCCACGCCCTGCTGACGCGGGATGAAGTTGGTCAGGGCCAGCGCATCCAGGGGAGACATGGCCGCGATCGGGTCGCGGTAGTTCAGGCCACCGGTTGGCGCGGGGATGACTTGCAGCTGCGCGGTTTGTGCGGCGGCAGCCCTTCTAGGGGCTTTGAAGGGAGCGAGTGGTACCAGCGGCATGGTCAGAATCCATAGTTGGTGTCTGGCGTGTTGACCAGGGGCTGGATGTATGGGAAGCGGAAGTCACGCGCCATGCTGAGCACAGGCGCGCCCTTGGCTGATCCCTTACGGTTCTCAAATGCGATCTGGAAGTCGCGCATGGCCGCAGCACTGTCCAGACCCTTCATCTCGAGCCACTTCACGCGGGTGTACAGCGTAATCAGCGTGGCATCGAGCAGCGCCACATCACCGTTCTTGGTGATGCGGTTCTTGTATAGCGTTGGATCATCCTGGTCACGCACCCATGCCTGCGACATGTAGAACACGTTCATGATCTGCGGCGAATTGGGCGGCGCGAGAACGTAGATCTTGTTGTCGCGCACCTGCCAGTAGAACGACAGGGTGGGCAACGTGGTGCGGATCAGCAGCTGCTGCCACATTTGTGGCGACACTGGACCCAGTGAGGGGAACTGCGTTGTCGCGTTCCAGTTGGTTTGGTCGATCCAATCAAAAAAGTCTTCAGGCAGATTGAATGCCTTCTCCTTTTGCCCGTTGGTGTCGGACGTGATTGGGATCTGGTAATTCTTGATGAGCTCTTGCCAGTCGTACATGGTCAAGAGCTCAATGCCGGCCATGTTGGCGGCCTGCACAAACTGCTGCACCGTCGGATCAGGATCACCGGCGGGGTCGTTAGGGACGGGGAAGGCCACCATCGAGGCCACGTTTTGCACGATGGCCGAGAGGGTCGATTCGTTTACGATTTGATAGGCCATCCCCTACTCCTGTTACTCTGCTTCAGCGGTGGCCGCGACAGCGCGCTTGGCGCCCTTGGCGTTGGCCTGGAGAGCAGTGACCATCGCACGCAGCTCTTCAAGCTCTGCATCACGTTTGGCCAGCTCAGCGTTCATCTTCTCGATCGGAGCGTTGTTGGCCGCGACCTGCATGAATGCCTGGGCGCGTTGCTTGTCCTGTTGGAAAGACATGAACTTGCCGCCTAGGTTGTCATTGGCGTCCGCGAGCTGCTCAACGGTGATGATCTTGAAAAACTTGTATTCCTCGACCTTGGAAGGGTTCATGCCAGGCAAAGCGCTCAGGGGGGTTCCCGTCACAGCCTCGTCCTGGCCAGCCTTCCACTTGTTGTATCGGTCCTGGAAGCGGAAAACGTCCTGCTGACTCAGAGGACGTTCAATCACCGAGGACTTGTCGCCTGGCACATGAATGCGGACGTAGTCGGCCTCTTCGTAAACAGCGCGTCCTGCTTCGCGGCTTTTGCCGGGTTGCAGGACGGGCTTGCGGAAGAATTCGACGTAGAGCTTGTTGTCTGCGCTAAACCGGGTTTCATCCGGTTTGGCGAAGTCGCCAGGCTCTTCAAAGATAGTGGGTGTCGTGGGGTTCATCTTTTTTTTCTTTCAATTACACGTTTGTCTCGAACTTGAGATCAGTACCAGGGGAGCCGCCAATACGGGAACCACCGATGCTGACGCCATCGGCGCCGATCAAACCGATGCCTTCGCTTACTGCACCAGTGCCTTGAGAGGCATTGGTATCAACGACTGCGGGGGCGTTTGCAGACACTGCTGCACCATAAGTTACTGCCATTTCATTTCTCCTTCAAAAAACCCGAGGGGTTGTGGGTCAACCCAGTCCCTCGGGAAAGGTTGACCCACGACGGTCCACCAAACTAATTAGTTTTGGATACGACCTTGGAACTGAGCACCAGAAGTGGTCAGGTTACCGGCCCATGCCAAGATCTGAACTTCAGCGTCTTGGTTAATGGCGTAGCGGCGGTTGGGGCTCAATGGGACCATGTTGCGGTCCTTGTGAGGGCGCCACTTGATGTACTTGCTGTTGAGCATGAAGCCGGTGTTGGCAGGGCAATAGCCACCGATACCACCGTCGAGCACAACGTCAGCATCCATGAACTTCAACGTGGGGAAGCCAAGGTTGCCAGTCTCAGGAGACGTGAAACGCTGCTGAGCCTGCAAGCTGCCCATGTAGTAAGTCCAGTAGTTGTTGTCCAACACGATCAAGTCGGGACGATCAGTACCGCGAACCAGCGAAGACCACAAAGAGTTCAAACCAGCCTGAATGGTGGTTGCGCTAGGGGTCACGCTTTGAGCGCTAAAGTCGTACAGCTTGGAGCGCCAGAAGGTCCAAGTTGCGCGGTTGATGCCACCGTAAGTGCCAGTCGTAGGATCAGAAGGCACAGCGGCGTTCAAGCCGGTGACTTCCTTACCGCCAGAGCCAGTACCGTCAGAGTAGATGGACTGGGCCAACTGGTTGACCATGGTGGACTCGGCCACGTTCAAGCGAGCTTCGAGCAAGTCGATGAATTGCTCTTTGCCACTGTTTTGCAACATCTCGAGGCCAGACATCACGACGGGCACTGCGTACTGCTTGATTTGGAATTCAGCAGCAGAGATAACGTCTTGAGCAGCCACAGGCAGCAAGTCGTAACCAGAGTAGAAACCGCCGTTCGCGTTTTCAGCGAATGAAAGTTCTTCAAAGATTGTGTTACCACCAGAGATGGTTTTGACGTTGCCGCGTGTGTTCAAACGGGACAACAGGGCGTTGTTTTTAGTAACGTTGTCAGCGATCTGACGTGTGCGTGACTGGATCGTCGTTGCGACAATGTCACTTACATTTGGAAAAGACATGATGACTCCTTCATCTGAGTTAAAACGAGCTTGCGCTCACCTTTTTCAGATGCGCCT